TGCGCTGCCCAATTCGGGTTGTAGTGCTTTTGGGCCGCGTACCAGAGCAGTTCAGAATAGAACCGTTGTTGGCCCTGATTGTCGGCCTTTTGTTTTCTGACCAGCTCCTCAAGCGCCCCAGCAACAGATTCCACCGAACTGCGCATTGACCGCTTCTCAAACCCGCAACCGGCGCAAGCCAGCGCTCCCTTGGTCCACAGCAAACCGCACTTCGGGCACTTGGCCTTGTACTTCTCATTGTCGGTAGGCTCGCGGCGCGGCTTCTCTGCGTCGTCTGACAACTCTCGGACGCCGTTTGCATAAACGTCATCCCATGTGTCCATAAACCGCATGAAGTTGCCGCTGTGACACAACCACACCCCGAACTCTTTAGAGTGATGCGACCGCATGACGCGACCAAGCTGCTGGATGTGGCTGGACAAGGACTTGGAAAATGGCCGGGCTGACACGCCGATCATGACATCAGGAACGTCAAAGCCCCGCGTCAGGATGTCGGTGGCAATCAGCCCATGGATCTGTGTATCGGGTTTGGAAAAGTCAGCAATCGCCTCTCTTTTGAATTCGTCGTTGTCTTTGTATGAGATCGGCACGAAGTTGTAGCCCTGCTTGGCAAACTGCTGCGCGAGGTCAGTACCGTGGGCCACTCCAGAGCAGAACACGATGGTCTTTTTCGGGCCTCCGAAAATCTCGTGGGTCTTCTTGATCCACTCGGCCACGATGTCGCCCGTGAGCTTCATGCCGCGCTCTGTGGCCACGTCCTGCGACCACTCCCCCGCGACCTTCTTCGCGCCCGTCATGTCAATCTGTTTGGCGATGTACACCTTCAACGGGGCCAGCCAGTCCTTGTTCACGAGGAACTCTGTGCTGGCACCCGTTACAACGTTCTCATAGATCCCGCCAAGTCCCTTAGTGAAGGGCGTGGCCGTCAAGCCAATCACCCTCATGTTTGGCTTGGCCTTGATGAATTCCGTAATCGACTTGCGCGAGATATGACACTCGTCAATGATCGCCAGATCGAAATCCGGGAACTCGTCTCGGCTCTCAAGTGTCTGCGCTGAACAGACCTGGATCAGTCTTTTGGGGGCATAGTTCCAATGACTCGCCTGCAATACACCATGCGGGATAGCGTACTTTGTGAGTCGGTCGCTCGTCTGATCCACCAGCACGATGCGATCCATGATGATCGCAGTTCTTGATACCCGTTCGGCCGCGGCCTTCATGAGGTAGATCGCTACCTCGGTCTTGCCGAATCCTGTGGGAGCATAGAGCAATTGCACTCTATGCCCAGCTCGGAACCCCTCTCGAAGCTCCTCTACGCACTTCATCTGGTGCGGTCTGAGTTGAAGATCCATCATCTCTCCTAACGACCGAGATCCCCTCGGCTTGGGCCGGTGCTATTAGCACCTGACGGCAGGATACCACACATGGGTTGGCATGGGAACAATGTATTGACATCGGCAAAAAAAGCTGTCACCATCGGAACTCCACTGCCAACGGAGTCAACATGAAGCTCACAAACAAGCATGGCATCCCTGAGACTTTTGTCAACGTCATTCGGAGGCCGACCTACTCGAAGGGCAAAGCTCACCGCTCGGTGACGCAGCTCATCAACTCTCCAAAGATCGTAGCATTGACCGAGAGGTTCCAGGACGAGATCGAATCCGACGTGGCCGATATGGTCTGGTCGCTGTTCGGGTCCGCCGTCCACAAGGTTCTTGAGCATGGCCGAGATGACTCGCATGTCATCGAGGAGCGGCTATCTACGGTCGTGGATGGCTGGACGATCTCCGGCGCTATCGACCTTCAGATCAAACGCGAGGGCGGCGTCTCGATCAGGGACTACAAAACCTGTTCTGCTTGGTCTGTGATGAACGACAAGATTGAGTGGGAACAACAGCTCAATCTTTATGCCTGGCTGGTCGAGAAGGTCAAGGGTGTCCAAGTTCTGGACATCGGCATCGTCGCCATCATCCGCGATTGGAGCCGTCGGGAAGCGGAGCGTAAGGAGGACTACCCTCCTGCGCCGATCAAGGAACTCCCGATCAGGTTGTGGCCGTTTGAGGAGCGCGAGGCTTTTGTCGCCGAACGGATTCACAAACACGCCGAGGCTGATTTCGCGCTGGAGGCAGAGCAACTGCTGCCGCCGTGTACCTCGGAGGAGATGTGGGAGAAGCCTACGGTCTGGGCTGTGATGAAGAAAGGTGGCGTCAGAGCCAAAGCCCTATTCGGAGACGAACTGTCGGCCATCTCTGAGGCCACTCGGCTCGGTGGAGAGTATGAGGTTCAGACCCGGCACGGAGAGCGCACACGCTGCGCAAACTTCTGCCAGGTCAACACATGGTGCGCCCAGTGGCGCGATTATCAGGACGGCGTTCAATTTGACAAGGAGCAGGCATGACAACGATTGGTCAGGAGTTCAACATCACCGACGCCGAGGAGGAAGCCTGGAAGCAGGTTTCCGCCAACGCCCGGCAGGTGGGCGGCGACCACTACAAGAAGCTCGGCATTGAGCCGTGGGAACTGATGGAAGCCTTGTTGACCTACGAGGAGTTTGTCGGGTTCCTGAAAGGCTCAGCAATCAAATACGCCATGCGGCAAGGCTTGAAAGGCTCGGACGACGCCGCCAAGGCCCGTCACTACATTCAGAAACTGAACGAGGTACAAGGATGACTGTCTATCAAAAGCTCCAAGCGGCTCGAGTCAAGCTGCAAGGATCGAAGCTCACCAAGAGCGGCAAGAACAAGTTCGCAGGCTACGAATATTTTGAACTGGGCGACTTCTTGCCTAGGGTCCAGGAAATCTGCAACGAGGTCGGTCTGTGTGGCGTGGTGACCTTTACCAGCGAAGACGCCAAGCTCGCCATCTTTGATGTGGAAAGCGGGACGTTTGTTGAATTCACGTCCCCCATGGCCAAGGCCGAACTCAAGGGGTGCCACGATGTGCAGAACCTGGGAGCGGTTCAAACCTATTTGCGCAGGTACTTGTGGACCAATGCGTTCGAGATCGTAGAACACGACGCACTCGATTCGGCCACCGACGTGACCGTTGAGCGCAAGCCAGCACCGAAGCCGGAACCAAAGCTGCCGAAGAAGGTTGAAGGCAAGGCCGGGCCATGGCAGATCACAATCGAAGGGGCAGGAGAAGAGCCTGAGTGGCTTGAAGCCGTGCCGAAAGCGGTTCAGACGGCGCTTGATATGGCCACCAGCGAGGCCGATGTCATGTCGATCTTCAAGGTAAACAAGCAACTGTTCGATCTGGTTAAAGAAGCCGATCAATCCATGTGGAAGGCGTTGATGTCCACGTTCACCGAAACCAAGAAGAAGTTCGTTAAGGAGTAAGCATGTTTGTTCCCCGTCCTAACACCGGCACTCTGTGGCCGAACGAGAAACGCTCCGACAACCACCCCGATGTTCGGGGTGACATCTTTGTCGAAATCTCTCTGTTGAAGAAGCTCATGGCGCAGGCCGATGGCGATCAGGTCAAGCTCTCCGTGTCTGGTTGGCGTAAAGAGATTGCCGGCAAAAAAGCCTTGTCCCTGTCTGTCTCGGAGCCGTATGTCAAATCCGCTCCGAAAGCACAGGCTGAAGACGAAGACGTTCCCTTCTAGGAGACTGCTATGGGATGGTTTGGGTTTGCGATGCTGGTGTGGATTGGGTGCGCATGGTTAACCCATGTCGTTACCTGCCTCACCAATGAATCGTGGGGGTTTTTGATCGCAGGGGCCATCTTTTTCCCGGTCGCATGGGTGCATGGCACCGGCGTTTGGCTTGGATTGTGGTGATGAAAACCATCCAGTTCGAGGCCGTGAAAGTGGCGCTCAAACAAAACAAGGACGGGTACGTCCTGACCTTGTGCCTGCATCCTGACGATGCCCCGGAGGATCTTCTTCGGGACTTCGTTGGGTCAAGGTACCAGGTGGTCATGGTGCGTCTTAACGACGAAGAACAGCCGATGGATCGCCAAGAGTTTGATGGCACCAAGGCTGTTCGCTTGGCCGGTGTGTTGTGCCGCGATCCTGAGTTCTGGGCATACCTGAACGACGAAGCGCTGGTCTTCGAGGAAAGCGAAGACGCTGCAACTGAATGGCTGCGCGACTTTCTGAACGTCTCTTCACGATCAGCCCTTAAAACCAACGCGACAGCCCGCGACCTTCTGGCGCGTGTCAACAAGGACTTCATGTCATGGAAGCAAAAAAACGGCTGATACCGTACTCGGTGTATCTGCCGGCGGACATACACGCCAAGCTCAAAAAAGCCGGGAAACATCGTCAGGC